AGGAGGACGGCCGGCGACGGCCGCACCCGATGTATCCCCTGCTCACGCGGAGGCGATGGACGAAGTCGCCGAGGAACTCGACGCGGCCGAGGAGGCCCTCGCCGCTCTCGACCTGGACGAGGCGAACGCCGCCGTCGTCGCGGCAGTCATCGAGAGCCTCCGCGAGGCCCGCGGCTACCTCGGACTCGGCCCGAAGGTCGAGGCAGAGGTCGAGATCCACGACGACATGGAAGAGGACGAGGCGACTACCTAATGCCGTTCATCAGCGAGAGGCAGCGCGACTATCTCAAGCGTGAACACCCCGAGGTGTACCGGCGCTTCTTGCGCGACGAGCGCGCGATGGGGTTCGAACTCCGAGCGCCCGTCGAGGTTGCAGCCGTCGCGAAGCGGGGGCTCGAGAACCGGCGCAAGTACGGCCGAGGTGGAACGCTGGTAGGCGCGCGTCGCGCGTCGCAGCTCGCGAGCCGCGACGTGGTGAGCATCGAGACCATCAAGCGCATGGTCGCGTACTTCGAGCGTCACGAGGTGGACCTCGAGGCGCCGGCCGCACGACCAGGGCATCCGCAGTATCCGAGCGCCGGGCGCATCGCGTGGGATCTCTGGGGCGGCGCCCCCGGCCGTGCATGGGCGAAGCGTCAACTAGCAGTCTGGGAGCGCGTGCAATCCGCACGCGAGGAGGAAGCATGACCGAGGAAGGAACCACGACCACGACCACGACCACGGCAGAAGCCAGCGACAACGGAGCGGGCGCCCGCATCCGGCAGCTCGTGGCGCGAGTCAAGGAACTCGAGGGTCGCGTCAGCGAGCTGACCCCGCTCGCCGAGAGCGCCGAGAAGTACCGGGCGCAGATCGAGGAGGTCAAGGCCGCGAGTAAGGCCGAGCGCGAGGCGCTCCGAACCGAGCGTGAGATCGCCGCGGCTGGCATCACCGACGCCGAGGGCATCGACTACGTGCAACATGCCTACAGCCGACTCCCCAGCGAGGGCCGTCCCCCGCTCGCGGAGTGGCTCGCCAACAAGGACACGCTCCCGAAGGCAGTGCGCGCCTACCTGCCCGAGGCCGCTCCCGCTGCGCCCGCAGCCCCGGCGGCTCCCGTTACGACGGCGATGCCGAAGGTCAACGCCGGCACGGTCACGCAGACGCCGCCGGCAACCACGGCGTGGACGCCCGAGGCGATCATGCGTCTCTCGCCCGCAGAGTTCAAGGCGAACGCGGCAGCGATCAAGGCAGCGTTCTCGGCCCCTTGACATTCTGTCACGCGTAGGCATACCCTAGCCGTGGGGACACTCCCCACGCGCTCGGGGCAAGCTCCCGTAAAAAGCGACAGGCGCGGCAACCTCGAACCTCTTTAGGAGGCCATCATGGCCAACATCGATTTTGCCGCTCTCGACGGCTTCTCCCGCGTCGCCGCGGTCCTCTATCAGTCGATCGTGATGAAGCTCGCCGACACCGGCAGCCTTCGCAACGCGCCCTGCTTCCTCAACGTCGGCTCGATCAACGGCACCGGCAGCGACAGCATCCAGGTGCCTGTGGTCGGCCTCAACGGCACCGACATCATGAGCGCCCCCGGCGACGGTGTGAGCGTCAGCAACACCTCGATCACGAACTCGTCCGCGACGGTGGTTGTCGCTCGGCAAGCTCTCCGATACGATCTTACTGACTTGGCGCGCGTATCGAACTCCGTGCCCGGCGGCGTCGACCTCGACGGCCTGAGCAACGCGATGGTCGCGGCCTTCAACGGCCGTTTCAATCAGCTGGCGTGCGCGTTGTCCTCGGGCTTCTCGACGCAGGTCGGCAGCACGGGCGTGGACATGACCACGGACACGTTCTACTCCGCGATCTTCGCGCTCCAGCTCCAGAGCGTCATGGGCGAGTACGACGTGATCCTGCATCCGCAGCAGTACAACGACCTCATGTCCAGCCTCCGCGCGGAGACGGGCCCGGGTCAGTACCTCCCCGCCAACCAGGAGCAGACAAACGCGCTGGGTACGAGCTACCGTGGAAAGCTGTTCGGCGTCAACGTCCACCTGTCCTCGTATGTGCCGTCTGTAAGCGGCACCGACTACCGCGGCATGATGCTCGGCAACGGCGCCATCGCCTACGCCCTCGGCACCCCGGCGCCCATCGCGGCGGCGGGCGGCGTCATCATCCCGGCCGGCGCCCCCGTGGCGGTCGAGTGGGAGCGTGACGCGGCCTCGGGTCTCACCAAGGTCGTCGGCAGCGCCTTCCTCGGCGTTGCGGAGCTCCAGGACCTCAAGGGCGTCGGCATCCTGTCCGACCTGTGATGGTCTGCTAGGCTCTGCCTAGCGCCGAGGCGTGTCCGTGCTTATGGTACGGGCACGCCTTCGTGCGTAAGGAGAAACAAGATGGCAGCGAACTTCGGAACGGCTGACGGTGGCAACTTCGCGGCGCAGCCCGCGTCTCGTCCGCAGGGGATGGCAACCCTGCTCAACCTGCCGAGCAACGCGGCATGGTGGTACACGCATCATCCGGCGCACTGGCAGTGCGTGGAAGGCGAGTGGCTTCCGGACCTCGGGCAGATGCTGGCTATCCCCGGGCTCAACCGGGTGGACAAGAACGGCGACACGGCCCTCGCTGAGGTCCACCTCGGGAAGAAGGGCGTGACCATCATCCCCTGGGAGGTCGAGCCGGGTGGCTACTGCATTCAGTACGCGGGTGCGAACGGTCCCGTGTTCCTCAGCAAGTGGGAGCGACCGAAGCTCGTGGCGGGTCAGACGCGCATGACGGTGGACACCGAGGGCTACCGGGCCTTCTGCCGTCGTCTCGTCGCGGACGGCGTGATCAAGATCCCCGACCCCGACTTCATCGGTGTGATCATCGAGCGCCAGGAGCGCGTGGTCAGCGAGCACCAGACCCGCGCGCCGACGCATCCCGGCAGCGCGCTCGCGCTCCCCGTCGAGAGCAAGCGCCTCGAGGACATGCGCGCAGCGCGTGAGCGCATGTATACTCCCGTCAAGACCACGAAGGCGAAGGCATGAGCGGGGAGCGTAAGGACATCGCAGCGGCGAAGGAAGCCATGACGCGCCGGCTGGTCGAGGGCGGCATGCCGCCGCAGCGCGCCGAGCAGGTCGCGCGCCAGCAAGCGCAGAAGGCGGATCGTCGCGAACGCGATAAGTAACGGCAGGGGGACACGATGAGCATCAGCGAGACGCTCTACACGGCACGGTTTCGCTCCGGCGAGACGATCGAGCGTGGGCGTAACCAGGATCTCACGTGTCCCGTCTACCGTGCGGGTGCGCTCGTCGCGCCGATCTCGGGCACGCTCACGGTCTACCGTGCGGATGGGACGGTCGTGGTCAACGCCGCGGTCGTGACCATCACGGGCAGCGTTGCGACCTACGCGCTGCTCGGCACGGTGACCAGCTCGCTCGCGCTGGAAGAGGGCTGGCTTCTGGAGTGGACGCTCCAGATGACGGCCACAATGCAGAACGTGTTCCGCAACGACGGCGCCCTCGTCCGTCGCACGCTCTACCCGGTCATCACCGACGCGGACCTGTTCCAGCGCCACAGTGACCTCCCGGCGCTGCTCGCGACCGGAACGACCTCGTATCAGTCCTACTTGGACGAGGCGTGGGGCACGCTCACGAACCGGATCACGGCGCAGGGACGCCGGCCGTACCTGATCATCCAGCCGAGCGCGCTGCGTGACGCGCACCTCGCGCTGACGCTGCAGCTCATCTTCCTCGACTTCCAGACGAGCGCCGGAGAGGGCGGTCGCTGGCAGGCCCTCGCCGAGCACTACGGCCGCGCCTACACCGAGGCGTGGGGCCAGCTGCGCTTCAACTACGACGAGAGCGACGAGAACAAGGTCAACCCGAACACGAAGAAGAGCGGCACCTCGACGGTGTGGCTGAACGGCCGCGGCGGCTACCCGCGCTTCGGTGGCTTCTACTAATGGCCAGCAAGACCGTCAGGCAGCTGCGCGAGGACGTGACCGCACGGATCCTCACGCTCACGGGCTGGAAGGAGTCGCGCGTGGCTCCCGACAACTTCGGGCGGGATGCGGACTCCATCGCTCATAAGGCGTTCGCCGTGCATCCCACCTCGACCGATGACCTGCGCGCCTACCGAGGGCGCCCGGCCGAGGGCCTCCTCGTGGAGACTACGCTCGAGGTGCGCTACTCCTGGCGCCTCGCGCCGAAGGGCATGAGCGACAGTTACGACGATGCCCTCGATGGAGAGCAGAGCGTCATCAACAAGCTCATGGCCTACGATACGACGTGGCCGCAGTCCTACAAAGTGCAGGTCATCAGCACCACGCGAGAAACGTCGGTACTCGGCGAATGGGTCGTAGGTGTGATAACGTTCCGCATCATCCACACGCTTCCGCTGCAGTAAGGGGGATCAAATGGCGCTTCCAATCGTTAAGAACTACCGGGACGGCCAAATCGTTTTGAAGGACGGGACCGGCACCCCGATCGCGATCACGGTCGAGTTCGAGGCTGGAGACTTCTCCATCTCGGGCGTGTCGGCGAACTCGAACACCGAGGTGACGACGTACCTCGACCGCGGCTCTCTGGGCACGGTGCGTCTCACGTCGCAGAGTTTCCCCACGTGGTCCTTCTCGGCGCATATGACGGAGCTGAGCGACTCCACCTCCAAGACGCTGTGGGACGCGGTCAACAAGACCGGCACCTTCGCGGCGGCTATCAGCACGATTACCAACAGCGATGCCTACGGCCTCGACTGCCTCATCGTCATCGAGGGAACCACGCTCGGGGAGGCCACGGATCACACCCTGACCCTCACCGGCAACCGCATCTCCATCGACTTTGCGGAAGGTGACCCCAACACGTTCACGCTCAATGGCACCTGCTACGGCACCATCACGGCGACCTAACCCCGCACGGGATAGCATCCCATGCCCGACGCCCCCCGTGCTACATGGTGCGGGGGGCGTTTCACGTCTGAAGGAGGAAGGAATGGAAGTCACTCTCGGGAAGCACAAGGTCACTCTCAAGAAGCCCACGTCGTTCATGTCGGCGCGCGAGGTCACGATCGCCGTGGGGACCTCGGCCCTCCGCGGGCTCGGCGCTGCGCTCGGCGTGTGCTGGACGGGGAAGGCCCTCAAGGCCAGCCTCTCCGGGTGCAAGTATGACATGCTTGCCTATGGCGGCGCCGTCGTTGATGAGCTGGTTGCCCTGGGCGTGACCGAGGCCGAGATCTACACGGCTGGCAAGGAAGCCCTCGACCTCGTGATCGAGGCGATCCCGCGCGAGCCAGAGGTCGCGACCGTCGCGGGTTTTACCGATCCGCAGACGGAGCCCTCGACTCCGTAGCCCTCGAGATCGGGCTCACGTTCTGCGGCGATCCCGACGCGTTCTATGGGTGGACACGCGACCAGCAAGAGCGCGTCCTCGCGTGGTGGCGCGTCAAGCACACGCCGCCGCCGAAGCCTCAACGCGGGAAGGCGCGCGAAGGTGATAGTATGTCCCCCGAGGCGCGAGCCTTCTGGGGGATCGGTGGCGGGTAAGAAGATCACGGTAGGGCGCGCATCGGTGGCCATCGGGCCACAGCTCGAGGCCGCGCTCGACCGCATGATCTCCACGACCTACGCCGAGATCAAGCGTGAGGTCGAGAGCATCGCGTCGGACGTGACCGACTACGCTCGTGGCGAGTGGTATCAGAACGTCACGCGCCGCACGGGCAAGACCGGCGAGGGCATCGACTACGAGATGCGGATCACTCCCACGCACCTAAAGGGCATCGTGTTCTCGAACACGAAGGCGACGTACTACGTGCATCGCCCTGGTCCGTTCTCTCGCCTCGGGCGCCGCGTCGATGGCGAGGAGTTCTCGACCATCATGCAGCAGTACCGCAACACCGGCACGATCCCCGAGGGCTACACGGTCGAGCGGTACACGCGCACCCGGCGTCCCATCGGCGTGTTCCGCATCAACACCGAAAGCGCACGCCCACGCGACGGGAAGAACGTCTGGAAGATTGTAGTGCTTGACTACGGCAAGAAGCTGGTCAAGCAGCGCCTCCCGCAGATCGACAAGGCACTACAGGCTGCGACCCGCCGGCTCGCAGCGTAGGGGGATTCATGGCTAGCGTAGAACTGTCAGTCGATGCCAACCTCTCTGGACTGCGCCAGCAACTGGAGAGCATCCCCGGCCTGACGGCAGAGCAAGCGCGGCTAATGACCGCGGAACTCAACAAGAGCATCCGCGCGAGCGAGCGTGCTGCGAAGGCTGCGGCCGATGCCAGCAAGCGGGCGATGGCTAGCGCCTCTGAGAGCGCGCGTGAGGCGGCTGCGGATGTGGGCAAGGTCGGAGATCGCTTCGGGACCGTAGGCTCGTCTGCGGGCAAGCTGGCGGGCGCTCTGTCGATGCTGGGGCCGGCGCTCGGCGACAGTGCGCGCAACGTGGCCGACCTCGCGGACGTGGGCGAGGTGGGTGCGCTGGCGTTCGAGGGCTTCGGTGCGGTGCTGCTCCCGCTGACGGCTACGCTCGCGCTCTTTGCTGCCGGGCTGGCGCCGATCGGCGAGCTCATTGTCGAGGAGCAGCGCCGGGCGGAGGCAACCGCTGCAGCACTCAAGAAGTACGAGGCGGCGACCGCCGCTGCCGAGGCTGCGAACACGAAGTTCGCGGGAAGCCTCGCGGGCGTAAATGACTACATCAAGATCGCCACCGGGCTTGAGACGATGGCCACGCAGAGCGCCCGAAAGCGTGGCGAGGCCCTCCGCGCAGAAGCCGACGCGCAGATGGAGGCGACGAGGGCGCAGATCGCAAGCGCCGACGAGTTCCTCGCTCTGCGAAAGGTCGAACAGGATGCGATCACCACGCGCATCCTTCTCGGAAAGGCGACCGAGGAAGAGGTCGCGAAGCTCGCAACGCTCGGCCCCGAGATCGAGGCGATCAACGCCGCTCAGGCTCGCCGTCGTGCGCGTCTCGAAGAGGTCAACGCATCGACCGAGGACAGTATCGAGTTCATGCGTCTCGAGGCCGAGGCCATCGACCAAGTCGCCCGCAACGACAAGCGCGAGGCCGACGCAAAGGCCGCACGCGAGAAGGCATCGCGGGCGCATGCCGCGGCGCTTGAGGTCGAGGCAGAGAAGCAGCGCGAACTAGACGGCGTTATCTCGAAAGCGCGCAGCATCCTCGACTCGCAGCTCGACCAGACCGGCCGCATCTTCAAGCAGCAGCGCGAACTGCGCGCAGAGCTAGAGAAGCACCCCGAGGCTTTCGGAACGATCACGGCGGCTATTGGTGTACTCGATCGTCAGCTCGAGGAGTTGGACGACCAGGAGATCGACGCCTACCTCAAGCGGCAGGCAGCAGCGGCCGGCGAGCTGCAGGCGGCGTTTGAGGCGCTCATCCCGCCAGAGGTGCCGACGCGCCAGCAGCAGTTCGCCACGCTGACCGAACAGGTCACGCAGGCGATGCGCGACGGCACGATCACCTTCGATGACTACCAGAAGAAGCTCAAGCAGATCCAAGAGGCGCAGGAGGAGACGTTCTCGCTTGAGACGCTCAACGCCTTCTTCGAGAACGTACAGAGCAAGAGCTCGCAACTGTTCAGCGACCTCTCGGCCGTCAGCGACTACTTCATGGCGCAGAGCGAGAACGCCGTCGCCGAGGCCGTCGCCGCGCGCAAGTCGCTTGGGAAGGACGCCACGGCCGACGAGCGCGAACAGGCGAAGGAGCGCGTCAAGAACGCGAAGGACGAGGCGCGCAAGCAGTTCGAGATCAACAAGGCGCTGCAGATGGCGCAGATCATCGTGAACACGGCAACGTCTGCGACGCAGGCGGCGCTCGTTGCGCCACCACCTGCAAACATTCCGTTCATCGCTGCCGCGCTCGCAGCTGGAGCAGTCCAGCTCGCGACGGTGCAGGCGACCACGCCGAAGTTCCACAAAGGCGGCATGGTGGGTCAGCCTGACGAGAGCATGGCGATCGTTCGGAGCGGAGAGGCGGTGCTCAACCCAATGGGGCGCACGATGCTCGGCGACGACGCGATCCGTCAGGCGAACGCCGGGATTAGCGGCGGGCACGGCGGCGCTGTGCAGATCGTCTATAAGCACAAGTCCTTCGACTACTTCGTGCGCGATCACCTGCGAACGAACGCTACCCTCCCGCGTGCGTTAAACGCTGGGCGTAGGCTCGGGCAGAGGGGAGGCTAACCATGGCGAGCGCCGTTACCGTCAACGCTCTGCGGGGCATCCTCGTCCACGACGAGCGCATCAATGCCTCGTCCTTCAGCGAGTCGCTCTCGACGCTCTCTCAGGCTGGCCCACGTCCAGGCGTGCCGGTCCCCACGCGCGCGACCGACATGGTCCTCGAGGCGAGCGGCGACAGCTTCGAGGGCAGCACGATCACAGTACGGACGGTGCGAGCCGGCGGCGTGTCGGCATCCCCTGACGGCGAGATCGAGCCGGGCGCCTTCGCGATGCGGACGAACGGACTCAACTGGCTCGGGTGGAACGGGCCGCTCGTGTTCTCGGGCTGGAGCCCGCTGCACACGTTCGCTTCGGGCGGTGCTGCGAACCAGTACGGCAACATGCATGCCGTGCACACCGACGACGGGACGATGCTCACGACGGCGCAGCGATTCACGTCTGCCGGGTCCATCCGCAACCTCGTCGTGCTTCGCACAGTCGGCGCCACCACGACGACGGTTGTCGTGGACACACAGGCCGCGGCGCTCGTGGCGTACTGCCCCACGCTCGTG